TTAGGGGGAAAATATTGGTGCTTTTGTTTGGCAAGATTAAGTTCGTGTAAGATGTTATCAACAATTTCTTTCTGTGTCATGCCTTAGCTCCGTTCTCTAATATTTTCTTGAAGGTATCTGCGGTTATTCTATCACAATATTCGTTATCTGCATTGAAATACGTGTTAATCCAACCGCCTTCGGGAATACGAATGTAGGCAACAACCTCCCCATCTTGAATGTCAACCTTTGCGTTGTGTCGTTCAAATACATCAGCAAGGTCTTTAAGGAGTGCTTTCATTTTGTCAGTCATTAGATTTTTCCTTATGTTCAATTTTCCATCGTTCCTGTTTGTTACAAAGAACGGTATTGATAATCGTAGTAGCACATATAACTGCTGTGACGCTAGTAACCAAAAGTACTACACTGATGCCCCCTATAAGTTCGTTACTCATTTAATTGCCTCCTTAGTTTTGTTATTTTCATATATTCCATAATCTGTTCCTCGTAGAGCAGTCGGCGTATATATCGACTGTGCGCTTGAAGCTTATCCAAGAGAGCAACTTCATCACGGATACTATTGTTGACAGCATTCTGACTGATGTCGTTCTGGCTAAGTGCGTCATGAAGGGCATCAAGCCTCCTCTCGTGCAGATTACGCTCAAATACATCTGCCTGCGTGGATGATGGGTTATTGTTATATTTAACTTTATATGATAGAGCACCGTCGATAAGCTGGGTCTGTTCCAATACAGTGACCTCGTCCACGCAGAACTTCGTAGCATACCATAAACAGGCTCCTACTTTGAATTTATGCCCGCTCATTTAGATTTCTCCTCTTAATGTAGTGATGAGTGTGTTAAACTGTACTTCATCAAGTTTTACAGAGATTGTAGGCTCATCGTATGGTTTGAAGTCAGGTTGAAATGCCTCTTTGATGTTGCCGTGATGGATGATAATAGGAATACCAAACACCAACGACAAAACAATCAAGAGTATCGTCAACATCTCAGCAAGGTCTTTTAATGTCATTTTGTTTCTCCTCAAAAGAAAGGAAATGGATTACTCTTATTACCGAAAATATCATCAGTCTTTTTCCTGATGGCTTCGTGGTGCTTCCATCCTGTTTCGTGTGCTTGTTTGATAAGGTTACGAAGCCCTCGTATCGTAAGGGTAACGGTCATGCTATCTTCCTTATCGAGCGCAGGGTTTCTACGGATGACTGCTATCCAATATTCATCAGCGTTCATTTGCCGTCCCTCACCTTCCGCAATAGTTCAACCCACTTGATTGCAAGACAGTCTTCACCTCCGCAGTTATCGCACTTTTCAAGCGGATACTCTGCGTTCCTGATGTTTGGGCAGTACGCGCCAGCCGCCTCCATGAGCGCATCAAACAGTTTTTTGTTTCGTCAGTCATTTTGTTAGTTCTCCTTTACATGCCAATTGAGCTTATCCAGCGGATGCTTTTTCATGGCATACGTGTACCATGCATACCAATCCCACTCGGTCTTGCCGTTAGATAATTCACGCACTATATATACACTACCGTATTTATCTATGTGTACTGTGGAATCACCGTAATTTGCATAAATGTTTAGACCGGTATCTAACGCCTGGTTTAAGGTCATATTTCACCTCATAAATCAGTATAGAAACGAGGTTTTACACCATGTTCTAGCAGCCATCGTTCATGTTTGTGGCTAAGAAGTGTGCAGATAATCCAAGTCACACAAATAATAGACGGAAGACCGAGTAAAATAAGGATTGCACAGATTTCTTCAGACATATTAAGCCTCCAAAGTTATAAGTTGTTTCGCCATCGGTAATGTTTCTATCCAACCACAGAAACGATGCCATTCTGCAAGTTTATGATTCTTACGCTGATTGTATATCGTGCGTAACTGTAAGTAATTAGTAGTAACCCTTGCTGTGAGTTGCAAACCCATCGGACAAGCATAAATGAGTTCGATTTCATCTATGTCACCGTCCTTGAAACGCTGCAATCTATCTTGAAGTCTATCATAATCAGAATAACTCAAAAGCTCAGTTGCAGCATTATCTTCGGCAAGTTGTTTAAGCCTGTGCATTTTGGATTGAGAAGAAACTATCTGTGCAAAATGATACCGACCGAACTGTAACCACCACGCATTAGAAGCAGTCACGTCCATCGACACAAGGATACCAGACATAAACGTTTTATGTCCACTACCATCTTTTGCACTGGCTAATTTAACAGCTCTATCAATATGCGGCTTTGAGATTTCCTCGTAGCACTTCATACCTGTATCAATATATTCCTTGACACAAGCCACAATGCTAGCCACATCATTCGGTTCGTAATGTGCAAGCATCGGATAGCCGGATGCAACTATTGCCTCGGCTAAGTCGTACACTTTAGCGTTTGTTACTATCATGTTTTCCTCTCTTGTAGGTGATTCGGGTTTTCTTTAAGAAGTGTTTAGTCATAGCAGACATTAAGTACGCCATAGGTTCATTGTTGTCGCGTTCAATAGGAATATCACGAGCAAGCAATATATTTACACAGACATGAAAAATCTCGTGAACAAGTGTAGCAAGGTTATCGGGGTTCGGTTCAAGCTCCGGCAGATAAATTACATGACAAACAACCCTACCATTACTAGGCGCATCAGCAAATTCAAATGTAACACCGGAATGTCTCCCATCTAATGCTTTATAGGTAGTATCATCGCTTACATTCAAATTCTCTTTCAACCATTTCTTACAGTAAGTTGGTGTGCTTACAATTAAGAAAACAGTTACTTCATACGTGTCGTTATAATACTCGAACACTTTATTTTTCATATAAGCTCCTGTGGTTTGTATATTAAATTTAGGTGAAATATCAATGGTGGACTTGGTAGGGCTCGAACCTACGACCAAGGGTTTATGAGACCCACGCTCTAACCACTGAGCTACAAGTCCATTGGTGGCATCGGAGGGATTCGAACCCTCATGGATTACCCGTCGGATTTTAAGTCCGATGCGTCTGCCATTTCGCCACGATGCCATGTAAAGAGAGCCATCTTCGTTTATTTTGTCGCATCCAGATGGCGGGGGACACGTTGGAGTGCTAGGACATGGAAGCCTAGGTGGGTTCTGATAAACGGACATACTACCACACATCATGCTATGAAGGCAACCTAAATGGTAGGTTGGGTTAATGTCGGATAAGCTCTGCCGGACCACCACATTCGGGACACATGGCGTTACGAGATTTCGGGTCTAAAGCAACCAAGTCATTTGCTTCTACGTACCCACATTCAGAACAATACAATCTCATCCCATGTTCATTGGCAAAGAAATCTTCAACTGTATAATTATCATCTTCAAGCTCATCCCAACCGTCGTCGTACTCATCGGGACGGTTTCTGTGGGACTTGCCCCAACTCTTTTCGTGTTTATATGTTTTCCCCATCTTCGCTCCTCGGTTGCGTTATTATAATATACTCCACCGAAAATCAAAGTCAAGCCAAAAACACAAAAAAGTTAGAAAAATTTTGAATGAAGTGATGTATTCGTATATTGGCCGACATATACATCAGGCATCGAGAAAGGAAACCATGAGGAAATGTCTGGCAAACCTCATGGAACGCATATACGAGGCGTTCTCCTTGATGGAAGTTATGTACCTAATTTATATTCAAGTTTATCCTCATCTGATATGGAATACCCATCAAGCACTTCGGACAAAATGTTAGTCTTTTTATCTAACATTCTAGCCAACTTCTCATCCAAAGAGTTGACGACAAAATGAATGTAACAGACCACAGGATTCGTCTGACCATTTCTATCCAGTCGTGCATAAAGTTGATGCAAATCTCCGGGCGACCAACACAACTCGCAAATCAATAAGGTACTGCATACTGTCTGTAAACCATCAATACCGGCACTAACAGATTGAATATTGCCTATTAACAACCTACAATCCGGGTCATTGACAAACTTCTGCACAGCCTCATCTTTACGTTTGGTGGATACAGATCCATCTATCAGGACGGAACAACTCTTAAACGTATTATATAGAATAGTCCCGCACTTCTCACGATGAACACAGGCAACGACAAGTTTATCATCGGTCTGTTCAAGAAAATCGTTTATCCATTCTACTGTAAGAGGTAACTTTATCCGAATAGCCTCTTGGAGATATGCTTCGAGAGATTGGTTCATTTTAGATGACGCAATAAACCTATCCCTGCTACATGCCATAGCCAACTCTTTTTGCGCCTTGACTGTATCTTGTTCAAGTTGTTTCAGATTATACGATGTAACATCAAACGGAACCGGGCGTATCTGAAC